TGTAACATCGTTACTGTGTCCGATGGTAATTTTTTCATGATTAGTTTGTTTAACATACTATCCTCAATCTCTTTAACTTTAGTCATTACCTCTTCTTTTCTCTCTGACAAATCATCAGGGTGGATTTTTGTCCACAAGGTAAAGTGTTTTCTCTGTATTATTTTTGAATTATCCTCAAAAAACACTTGGAGAACGTTATTACCTAAGTTAAATGCGTGGTTCGCAATCTTTGTTAAGATCGTAGACTTACCCACACCTGTTGGTGCTAAAATAACCCCAATTTCACCTCTCGCTAAACCACCTTTTAATAGTCTGTCAATACCTGGTATTCCCATTGGAATTGGATGTCTATAGTCTTCATCAAGAACTTGTTCAAGATTTGAGAATACATTCAACATTGATGTGTCTTTTGCCCCCACTTGTAATGCCTCCCTAACTAACTCTTCAAGAGTGTCGTAATTCTCAAACTCACCTCCGTCAATAATCTTTTGAGCCTTACCCATTACCTTTTGAAGTTCCTGTTGTTTACAAAACTTTAACGCCTTTTCTTGGACAAAACCTACACCATCGATAGGTGCGTCTTTAATCTTCTTAATAGTGTCAAGAACTATTTTTGATGCAATTTCTTGTTGTAGTTCTGATTTTGTAACCTGTTCAAGCGTATCAAAAGATGGTGTGTGATCAAACTTAACATAATACTCTCTAATCATCTGTATTATTATTTTGAAGTATTTGTTTTCAAAATAGTTGTTCTCTATTACATCAATTATTGAATGTGAAAAATCCTTATCTAATATAATTTGATTTAGTAGTTGTAACTGAAATGTGTTACCTAAATATTCAAAATTTTTGCCCGTCGCCATACTTTTTTTCCTTTCGTTTGTAAAGATAAATACTCCTAGTTTTTGATTAATTCTGGATAAAAATAATTAAATTTTTGACCTGAAAAAATGTCAGTAAGGTCCGACATGATCGTTTTTAACTTTGGGCGTAGGTCTACGGTATATCTGACCTTTGGGGGGTATGGTTTTGCGTCAAACTGCCTATGACAAATTGTCATGTCTCCAACCTTAAGAATTAAATTAAAATTTTCAGGTCCATTGGTAATGGATGTATTTAGTAGTTCTGAATTTTCTAAAATTTCATATCGATTTTCTAACATATAAACAACAGATCTCATTTTTAAGTCGTATGTTAACTCTCGACACAGACGACTAACATGGTCATAAAGTTCTTCAGATTTGTAAGCGTTTCTATTAAAACCTCTCACGTTAAAAAATCTTTGGACAACAATGTTGTCATTACACATTAACAAAAACTCTACTTTTGTTATATCTTGTTCCTTCATTTGTTTTTTATTTTTTTTTGTTTTTAAAATTTGTTTTTTCTTTTCTTGTTAACTTTAAGAATGGTTTTAAAAAACTAACCCAAGCGTCGTCACCCTTTGGTAGGTATTTAAAAAACCCGTCATTCATCATAAATCTAATTAGATTTCTATGTCCTCTTCCGTCGGGATCCATCGACTCGGAATAATAAGATTCAACTAATTCTTTCCCTTCTTCACTTATTAGTGGTTCCGATAAATCCACAAGTTTTTTATTTATCTTGTAATACTCATCACCAAAAATACCATCTTTAGTTCTACCACTTAATAAGTTTTTTAAAGATTGATTGTCTTTATCTTCTTTTAAGAGTAATTCTCCTTTTGTTAAAATATCGTCGATATTTACCTCTTTGTCAAGTAACTCAGGAAATAACTTAACTAATGTTTTTTCTCCTAAATAATAAATCCCATTAATGTTGTCTGACTTATCACCAGATAATATTTTCCAAGTCTTAACGTTATAGTGTGGTATCTCAACATCATACATTTTAATCATATCTCCATTCTTATAATGTTTTTTAGTGCTTGGCGAATAGATACTCACATCTTCAGAGATAAGCTGTGTAAGGTCTCTATCACTTGAAAATATAGTTTTGTGTTCGTCTTTAGATATTTTACAATAATAAGCAATAATATCGTCAGCCTCACAATCATCAATTTCAATATGTCTTATAAACATTTCTTCAAGATACTGTTTTACTCTTGTCTTTTGATATGAGAATGAATTTACTTGTTCTTCGGTATTTGCTTGTCTTCGGTTAAGTTTATAATTGGGGTAAAATAATCTTCGTTGTGTTGAGTTACTTTCACTATCCCAACAAACCACAACCTTGTTGTAATTTCCTTCATCCAAAAATCTTCTGGTTGTGTTTAAGAAATGCCAAATCCCACCAACATGTTCTCCGTTATTATAAAAATCTTTGACACCACAAACTCCAATCTTCAGTAGATTGTTGCCGTCAATAACAAGAGTTTTAATCATTTGTATTTTTTAAATTATTCGTCAATATCATCATCAGATTCGTCCAAAGAATAATCTGAATAACCTAACTTTGTTTCCCAATAATCTGAATATTCTTTCTTATAGTTATCCAAAGATTCTTTTGTGTCTGCAATATAACCTTGTGGTACTGCAATTATCTTACCATCTTTATACCCAAGACCATTAACGTGATTCTTTAATATAGAAATTTTTGTTCTAATTGCAAACGATACTTTTCTACCATTCTTAGTCGCATCAATGTGACTAATCCCCGCCTTTTTCTGATTACCAAACAAGAATACTAATGATGATGCCAACCATACCGCTTCACCACCTTTGGCCTTTATTTCAGGTTGACCAAATGGATTATCAGGAAGTAACACCCATGGCTGATTTAAAATAACCAAAGTGTTGTAATATGGATACTCTTCTTTTTTGGATTTTGAGATCCTCGAATGGATTCCCATACCGATTTTATCTGCTAATACTTTTGCATTGTGCATCCCACCACCTTTTCCATCAAAAGTCATCTGACAAGGCACACTACCAATACTATCCCATAAAAACAATAAGTTATAAGGTATATCTCCCTTTTCTTGAGAATCAAGAATATTATTAATGAATTCTGTTGCTTGTTCAATTACATCAAACGAATCATTAAAAATGAACATACCATCATACTCACCAATTTCGTTTTTCTCCGCTTGTAACCCTAGTTCAATTGCGTGTTCCCAAGACCATTTCTTTTCAGTAATAATAAGAACAGGTAAATGACCTTTCTTTTGTGCGTCAGCCGCCGCCAATATCATTGCTGTTGTTTTTGATGTATTTGAATGTCCTAAGAACATATTAATACCTCCCATAATAGGTCCGGGTAATCCACAAGATCCCATGAACGCTTCACCACAATTATAAAAACTTTCGGGTTTATATTTTGTTTTGGTGGAAAACTTGCTTTTTATTGCGTCTAAACTAAATTCTTTCTTTTTCAATGCCATAATAATTAATAATTGTTTTATAAAATATACATAAAAAAACGGGAACAATAAACTGCTCCCGTTATCTTTTTTTAATTAAAATTAGAATGGTAATTCTTCGTCAACCTCATCATTTGATTGTGGGTCGGAAACCTCTTTATTAGTTTTTGATGGTTTTGTTCCTCCCATTGAAACTTCAGAAGTTTCGCTATTAGAATAAACAAACCCTCCTTTTTCAGTATCCCATCTTGGTGTGTCACCTTTTGCGATAGCCTCTAAATACTCAATTGGTTTTTTAGAATAAACATCTTCCCAAGTCAACTCATCATTAATCCATGTTGAAGCTTTTTTAGAATCTTCGTGGGTTGGTGACGGATCGTCATACATTACTGTTTGGATTACTGTGTAAAACGCCCCTTTTGGAGTTTTCGCCTTTGTAAGTTCAAGGATTAAGTCACGACCATTATCAGAGTCAGTAATATCACCTTTTGCTTTCCAAATTGGAATGATTTTATCAAGAATCCCTTCTTGTTTGTAATTGTGTTTAAATCTCCAAAATTTAACACCATCTTCTTCGTTATCACGATCAATTACTTTAACAATATAAAACTTACGTGATCTATATTGTGTTGCTAATTGTTTGTCGGATTCACGACCTGTTGAAATCAACTCTTCATAAACCTCATTTAAAGGTGAACGTTCGTTGTCATTTTTTCCTGGATCATAG